TTCCACTGGTTCAAAGGCACAAGTCCTTTGATGTCCCTATCTTACACTGGTAATTTGGGTCTGGGTGTCACAGCACCAACTCAAAAGTTAAGTGTATCTGGTGTATCAACCTTTACTGGTAATACTTTCATCACTGGAGATTTAAGTATAACTGGTGCAGTGACACTCACTGGTGCCTTAACGGCGGGTAGTTTTAAGGGTGATATACTCGCACCCAATGGATCTAACACCGTATTTGATAATGGTAGTGGTGACGGTTCTAATGGTAGATCTTTTGTTAACACTCATGTAACTACGGGGGTCTCTACATTTTTCAACATAAAGCAAACTAATAACGCTTCTGCTGTTTTCTCATCAACTGATAATCAAGGTGTAGACAGAACTGATAGTAATGCCTTAAGGTTTGCTATCAACCCACCAACACATAGTCAGGGTGGTTCCGCAAGAGTTGTTGTTACTCAAAAAGGATGTATTGGTTCGGGCACAACCAATCCACAATGTGCTCTTGACTTGGGTTCTGCGACCGCTAATGATGATGGTGAGTCATATTCCTCTGATAGGTTTATGATTCTTCCAAAGGTCACCACTACCAATAGAGATAACTTAAATAACTTGACTGCTGGTGCTGTAATCTACAACACTACACTGAATAAAATACAGGTCTATACAGGATCTGGATGGGAAACCGTAACTTCTAGCTAATATGGCATTACCTGCTTCTGGTCAAATTACTGCCAATCAAATCTCTGATGAGTTTGGCAGAAATCTTGCTCCCAATCAAATGTCTTTGGGTGCTTACAGACTGACACAATCTGTTGGCACATTATCTTTCAATGGTATTGATAGTGGTGTTCCAACATCTGGTGAAATCAAGTTCAGTGACTTCTACAGCAAGAGATTGAATGTTGTTGTTGACTTCCACACTGGTGGACAAGAAAGCAGACAAAATGCAAAGAGTAGATACAACAATAATAGTGTAACCGTTATTGGTGGATTTAGAGGTAGAAAGGAAGCAGGTTCAAAGATACTTATTCACGTCAATAAAACCATTGGTTCAGCAAAAGGAAACCAAGCAAACGTTGCACTCAGAACAGGAACTTGGAATTCTGATGTTGTTTTAAGTGTTGATGTTGGTAGCAGTGGTAGATTATATGGTGCTGGAGGAGATGGTGGTAAAGGTGCTGATAGTTGGTCTGATGCAGGAAGTAGTAATGGATCTAGTGGAGGTAATGGAACTTCTGCATTAGGTATTGAGCATGAAGAAACTGCTGTAAATATCCAAAGTGGTGGAAGAATAAGGTGTGGATTTGGTGGCGGTGGTGGTGGAGCTGGTGCTCGCCAAGTTGACTCAGGTGCTGATAGAAGTGCCTGCGGTGGTGGCGGTGGTGGTGGTGCTGGTCTGCCTGCCGGAAATGGTGGTGGGGCTGGAGTGAGACAGTCAGGCAATGCCGACGAAGTTCAGAATGGTTCTGGTGGTGGTGCTGGTCAACTAGAAGAAAATGGTGAAGGTGGATCAGGTGGAAACAATGCTAATGAAGCTATTGGTGCTAATGGTGGACGTGGTGGTGATCCTTTTGAAACTGCTCAAGGTGGAAATGGGGGAAGAAATTTAGATAGTTCAAATGGTGGAGCAGGATCAAATGGTGCTGCTATTCGTAGAAGTGGTGGAAGTATCGTGGTTGATATTACTAATGCAGGGAATCTCACAGGAGATACGAGTTCCACAGGTGTAGCATAAATATCTAAAAATACTTTGTTATGTCTGATAATTTTGTTGTGCGATATCGTGGAGCATTTTCACGCAAAGAGTGTGCTGATTTAGTGCAGTACATTGACTATCTGGATAACAATAATTTATTGTTTTACGATACAGAGAAACTTCATCAGGTTGACAACAAAACAATAAATGTAAATAATGGTTTTAATCTTGACGTAACTGCTGCGTCTAGAATATCACAGCAGATCTTACCTAACATGAAGGTTTGTATTGATGAATATGTGAATATGTTTAGTCTGTTGCAGCAAAGCGAGTTTGCTGTTTATGACTGTAAGTTGAAGAAAATACCCGCTGGTGGTGGATTTCATTCTTGGCATTATGAGAATGGTTCATACATTTCAGCACCCAGATCTTTTGTCATTCAGGTATATCTAAATGATGAATTTGAGGGTGGAGAGACAGAATTTTTGTATCAAAACTTACGGGAGGAAGCAGTCACTGGAGATGTGATTATCTTCCCTGCTGGGTTTACACATACTCATAGGGGCAATCCACCTATTGGTGGAACAAAATACATTGCAACTTCATGGGCAGTAGTTCAAGATAATGGAGGACGAGAATGACAGAAACTTTGAAGTTGGTTCAACATCCAGAACCATTTCCACATATTATAGTCAAAGATTTTTACAATCAAGAAGAACTAGATTTAATTTGGGAAGAACTAGATTTTTATACGAAACCTGGCAAGTTACTGAAAGCAGAAGATTTTGGTGGGATAGTTGGATACACAAATTCTAGTGCTCTTATCTTAGATCAACTATACAGAAACTATTCAAGTGGTAACTGGCAGGGCATCAATGGTAATCCAAACTTTAGACCAATGTCTAACATCCTGACAGTAAATAGAAAGATATTCAACTCTGGTGTCCTAGATGCTTTTGCTGATATTCATAGATGCTGTTCTATTGCTCCGATGGCAAACTTTGATGCCACTAAAGTGAGATACTACCACGATAAAGAATACTATCGTGCTCACCTTGATAAGTCAACACAGTTCCTGGCGTTTACATACTTCCATAAAGAACCCAAAAAGTATGAAGGTGGAGACTTGTTCTTCCCAGACTATGATTACGAGTACAAGTGTGATAATAACTCACTAATTGTGTTTCCTGGGTGGGTCAAGCATGGTGTCAATAAAGTGTCAATTAAAGATTCGGATTATTTTGAAGGGTACGGGAGATATTCTATCACAACTTTCTTCGGCAGTGTGTCTCAACAGGACAGAGCTTGACAAAAGTCCCAAAAGACCTTAGACTCTGCCTTGTCGCGGTTGATGGGAACATTATGAGCTCAAAACACAATAGAGTTCATCGGTAGAAGCGTGCTATAATATCTGCAAGACACCAAACCCAATGACCATCACCCTCCGTCCCCATCAGCGTCAAGCATGTGATGCGATGTTGAAGCACACCAAAGGTCAAGTCATCATCCCTACAGGTGGTGGTAAGACCATGTGTATGATTCAGGATGCTCTGGATCACTTTGCCATCCATGATGCTGGTATCATCGTTGTTGTTGCTCCTCGTATCCTGTTGGCACAACAGTTGTGCTCTGAGTTCTTGGAGCACATTGAAGATGCTGCTGTGTTTCATGTTCATAGTGGTGAGACTGAGCACTTCAGCAGCACCAAGTCTTCCTACATCAAACGGTGGAGCGATCAGGCATATCGTAAGCAACTGATCTTTACCACCTACCACTCCCTTCACAGGGTTCAGGAGTCCGGTATCAACGCTCACACCATTTATTTTGATGAGGCACACAACTCTGTAAAGCGTAACTTCTTTCCTGCCACTGAGCACTTCAGTAATGATGCTGAGCGTTGTTACTTCTTCACTGCCACACCTAAACACAGCGTCAGCATCTTCAAACCTGGGATGAATGATGGTGAAGTCTACGGTCAGGTGATTTGTAACGTGCCTGCACCTAAACTGGTTGAGGAAGGTTACATTCTTCCACCTAAGGTCTCCATCACTGAACTGCCTCAAGGTGACTTCAAACAGTCTGACTGTCAGAACCTGCTGGATACGATTGATGGCAACTCTCTGAATAAAATTCTGATTGCTGCTAGGTCAACACGTCAAATTGTCAAACTGCTGGCAGAGTCTGACTTCTACCACCAACTGCGTGAGCGTGGATACTCTTGTCTCTATATCACATCAAAGACTGGTGCTTTTATTGATGGTGTCAAGGTTGATAGGGATGAGTTCTTCAAGACACTCAATGCCTGGGGCAAGGATCCTGAAAAGCGTTTCGTGGTAATCCACCACTCTATCCTGTCTGAAGGTATCAATGTCAACGGTCTGGAAGCAGTGCTCTTTATGCGTAACATGGACTGTATTGGTATCAGTCAGTCTATCGGTCGTGTGATCCGCTTAGGAGACCGTCACAAGATGTTTGGCTTGGTTTGTGTGCCTGTCTATGATAAAGTGGGTGTAGGCACCGCCAGGTCCGTCCAGGCGGTCGTAGACACTGTATTTGAACAGGGTCAACCTGCTATCAGTGTTGTTCGTCGTTAATACTATGAACTTTGACATCCAAGGACTAAAAGCACTGACATGGTTTTATGCACAAAGAGAGGGCACCATCACTCCAGATACCTGGGAGAAGATTATTGCAAAGTCTACTGGAGGTGAACACATTCCTGGAGATGTTTACATGGCGGATGGGCACAGTAATCATAATGGACAAAATGATAAGTCGGCAAACAAAAAATTTACCAAAGGTGATAATCAAACAATTAGGTTTGTTCAATGTCGCTGTCCTTTAGATGAGGGTAGTGACATTGGGAAAGGTGTAATTAAAACACTGATTGATAAAAGGGAAGAGAGTTTTAAGGTCTTCAAACTTAATAAAATGGTGGATATTGTCATCGTCCACTATCGTGATGGTGAAAACTATAACGTTCGTGTGTTCTGTTATGACCAACCAAAGTATGAAGATATAAAGTATGAATGGCACGATGGTAAAGCATATTTGAATCCAGATAAGTCTAAGAAAAATTGGAAAAAAACCTGGGAGATTAAACGTATTCCTGGTGATGCTAGTGCGTTTCAAACTTGTGTTTACATTAAAAAAGTTTTTAATAAGTCTGATGCTATTGCAGATTTCTCTGTAAAATGCGATAATGACTATGATGTAGATATGGAAAAAGCAAAAAAAGAGTATGCTGAAGCACAATAAAAATAACATATCTCTCTATCTGCAAGATTGTATCGAATGGATGCAATCACTGGATGATAATAGTGTTGATATGACACTTACTTCACCACCATACGATAATATCAGAGACTATAAAGGATATTCATTTGATTTTGAAACTACTGCAAAAGAATTGTATCGCATCACAAAACCTGGTGGAGTTGTAGTATGGAACGTGGCAGATCAAACTGTTAATGGAAGTGAAAGTGGAACTTCTATGCGTCAAGCACTTTTCTTTATGGAATGTGGATTCAAACTGCATGATACAATGATCTATATCAAAAAGAATCCTATGCCCAGTAGTGGTAAAAGATACCATCAGGCATGGGAATATGTTTTTTGTTTTAGTAAAGGAACTCCAACTACTTTTAATCCTTTTATGGTTGAATGTAAGTATGGTAATCTAAAAGCAAATCAAAAGTATCGTGGAAAAGATGGTGAAAAAAATTATAAGGTAACAAAGAGAAACTCTCACTCAAAGGTGAGGAATGTGTTTGAATATGTAATTGGTGGAGGACATACTACAAAGGATAAAATTGCTTTTGACCATCCAGCAATTATGCCAGAAAGATTGGCAGAAGATCAGATTAAAACATGGACAAATGAGGGTGATTTAGTTATTGATCCATTTGCAGGATCTGGAACAACTGCAAAAATGTGTTTGCTAAACAAACGTATATTTTCTGGGTCTGAAATTAGTGAAGAATACTGTAGTATCTTTATTGAAAGAATTGAATCCAGTAGTCCAGATGAAGAAGTGTCACCAAAACAACAAAACGCTTTAGAGGCACTGCTATAATACAAATACCGAAAGGAACCAACCATGAAGTGCAAAGTTCAACTCTTCAAAGCAGGCAAGGTCTTTGATGAAATTGTCATCGCAACTGACTATGAAGATGCCAAGCAAGTAGCACTGGCACGGAACCCTGGTGCCACCGTTGTTAGTGTCACCGCAGTATTTTGAGTAAGTTTCTTAAACCCTTTATCCCACATCCATCAGTTCTTGATCCTAAACCCAAGAACCCATTAGGTTATGTTACGAACGATGGTATGTGGGCAGTAGTTCCTCTTGGTAATACCAAAAAGTATGTTATCATACACCAAGGAAGTCAAGTCACAACTCTTA